ACTTAGACATTACAACAGATAGCGGAACTATTGCTATTGATTTAGATTCTGAAACATTGACTGTATCAGGCGGTACAGGTCTTGATAGTTCTGCAACAGGTAATGCAGTTACTCTTGCAATAGATAGCACAGTAGCAACTCTTACAGGCTCACAAACTCTTACAAACAAATCACTTACTGCTCCTACGCTTACAGGTACAGCTACAGTAGCTTCTTTAGATATTAGTGGTGACATAGACGTAGACGGCACTACTAACCTTGATGTCGTGGACATTGATGGCGCTGTAAACATGGCGAGTACTCTAGCTGTCGGTGGCAACATTACTCAAAGCACTGGTGACTACCTCTACACTGGTAACATTAACTTTGACATAAAACACACCATCGCGGGTCAAAGTATTGTATTTAGTACAACGCCTTCTGGTGGAAGTACAGCAGAAGTTTTAAGAATTACGTCAGACGGTAAGCTATCTAAATTAACTGGAGACCTCACACTAGACGTTGCAGGAGACATCATTCTTGATACAGATGGTGGCGAGGTTGTACTTAAAGATGGCTCAGTAACTTACGGTCAATTAAAAGGCTCAACCTCTGACTTTATAATACAATCCTTAGTGTCTGACAAAGATATTATATTCAAAGGTCTTGATGGGGCGGCAATCGTTACAGCCCTCACCCTTGATATGTCAGCGGCAGGTGCGGCTACGTTTAATGCAGGTGTTACTACTACAGCGGTAATTACAGGCGGCTCTTATAATGTAGGCGGCACGGCAGTTATTGATAGTGGACGTAATCTTGTCAACATGGGTAATGTTAATGGTGCGGCAGGAATATTCGGCTCTCTTGCAGTAGATAACTTTACGCTTAATGGGACTACCCTTGCTTTGAGTTCTGGTGATATGACACTAGACGTTGCAGGAACCGTTACCATTGATGCCGATTCTTCTGGTGAAATTAAGTTTGCAGATGGTGGCACAAGTTACGGAAGCACTTTTACTGATGGAGCATACGTTTATTTTAACAGTTTAGAAAACGATAAAGATTTGCGGTTTAGAGGGAAAACTGGAGGAAACTTTGTTGACGCCCTCACTCTTGATATGTCAGCGGCAGGTGCGGCTACGTTTAATTCTAGTGTAGCTTCTGACACATTCCAAAATGCTTCTGGCAACTTAAACATTTTATCTACAGGCAACATTCTTTTAAAGTTTGACTCAGACAACAATCAAACAAATAGAGAATTTAATATACAGAGCAATTCTGGTGACCAACTTCTAAGAATTACAGAAACAGGTGCGGCTACGTTTAGTGGAGATGTAAGCGTACCAAACATTGATGTAGCAGATGACATTCGACACACAGGAGACTCTGATACCTACATAAGTTTTGAAACTAACAATCAAACTTTTTACGCAGGTGGTACACGTTTACTTGATTTAACATCTGGAAATGTAACCTTTAATGAAGGCGGTGGAGATGTTGACTTCCGCGTTGAGTCTAGCGGCAACGCTAATATGTTCCACGTTGATGCAGGCAGTAATGCCGTGGGTATTGGAACAACAGGGAACGGCCCAACTCCCCTCACAGTAAACGGAGGAACCGCTACTGCCGCTACCATTCAACTTGGCAATCATGGTGACAATGCAGGTATTCATGCAAGGTACAGTTTAGCAATTAAAGCTGACAGCACTGAAGCAATTTCAGGCAGAAGCATTGAGTTTAAAATTGGTACGCACCAAGCATTTTACTCAAATGTTGCAGGAACGGTATTTAATGAAAGCGGTGCAGACGCTGACTTCCGCGTTGAGTCTGACACTAACTCTCATGCTATTTTCCTAGATGCAGGAAATAGCCGCGTAGGAATCAATGACAGCGCGCCAGATCAAGCACTGACTGTAAACGGAACAATTCAAGCAAAAAATGACAATTTAACAGCTATTGCAGCGAGTGCGTCTGCAACAGTGCTTACGCCGCCAAGAGGTTATTCATACATAAATGTATCTCGCTCAGATACAGCGGCTTACGGGTTGCTGCTTTTGGTCTTTAGAACATCAACTGTGTTAACTATTGTTAGCACTGTTGACAATAGAGCGGCTAGTAAATACTCCGCATCAACAAGCGGAACAGGTCTAGTAGTAACAAACAACGACTCTAGCCAGAAAAATTTTTATGCCTCCTGCGTAAGTATTGCGTTTGGGTCTGGAGATTAACTTTAACTACATGCGCGCCTCGCGCAATTAAATACTCAGCAGGTGGTCAAGCGGCTATCTGTTCTTATTAATTTAACAATTTAACAAACTGGAAATAATCCCAAACTTAAAACTAGGAGAAATAAAATGGCAGTAACTTGGACAATCACAAACATGGAATACACCAACGACTCTGACAAGGGCGTGGTTCATGCGGCTTGGTCTGCATCAGAGACTGATGGCGACCACACAGGCACAGTATCGGGCATGGAGTCTTATACGCCAGATTCTAGTGCGTCTGGTTATATTGCGTTCGATTCTCTCACAAATGCAAAGGTAGCATCGTGGGTAAAGGCAACACTAGGTTCTGATGAAGTCACTCGTGTAGGTGAGAAGATAGCGGCTCAGATTGCTGAGTCAAAAACCCCCTCAACAGCATGGGGAAAACCTTTCTAATTAAACAGGCTGAATAAATGATTACTATTAATGATGTAACTTACACTGAAGATGATCTGTCTGATATTTCTAAAATCCACGTTAAAAGAATCAACGAGCTACGCGAAGAGTCAGCGCAAATCAAAATGATGTTGGATGAGAAAAACGTACTCATTTCTGCTTATGCTAATGCTATTCGTGAGAGCGTACAGGAAGTGGAGGAAGTGAATGCAGCACCTGAAGAAGTCGCTGCGGAGGCATAATTATGGGTATTTTTGCAAAGATATGGAACTTTTTAACAGGCAAGAAAGAGGTTGAGGAGCCTGTTAAGCAATCAAAGCCTGCTGTTGTTAAGCCTATGAACAAGACAGCACCGAAGAAGAGAGCAGTAAAGCCTAAAGCAAGGCAAGTCAAAAAGTCTTAATCAAGACGTATTAATAAGGAAACCCATTATGGCGCTTGTAGCCCTAGAATTACCTGCTGGCATCTATAACCACGGGACAGAGCTTGACGCATCTGGTCGGTGGATAGACGGCAATTTTATACGCTGGCAGAACGGCTCTGTGCGCCCTATTGGTGGGTGGACTTTACGTAAGGCAACGGCAACTGCAACTGCGCCAAGGGGCATGGTTGCGTGGATTGATCACTCTGCGGTAACACATATAGCTGTCGGTACGCACAACAAACTGTATGCACTAAACCAAGGCTCTGTAGTCCAAGACATCACGCCATCTGGCTTTACTGCTGGATCGGTCGATGCCCCTGCTAATTATGGCTTTGGTGGTCAGACCTACGGTAATGATCGGTATGGAGCAGGTCGAGATGCCGCAGTACCAACACCAGCAACAACCTGGTCACTTGATACGTTTGGTCAGAATTTGGTAGCTTGTTCATCCTCTGATGGCAAGATATACGAGTGGCAGTTAAGTACCTCTGCGGTAGCTCAGGTGCTCAGTAACGCGCCAACAGGCAATAATGCCATGATGGTAACAGATGAGCGTTTTGTGTTTGCCCTGGCCTCTGGTGGTAATCCGCAAAAGATTAATTGGTCAGATCGTGAGAACAATAACCTTTGGGCCGCTGCAACGACAAATCAGGCAGGTGACATTGAGTTACAGACCTCTGGTGAGATCATGTGCGGTGTCCGTGTTAAGGGTTCTGCGTTAATACTAACGACTTTAGATGCACATACAGCAACCTATGCTGGCCCTCCTTATGTCTACGCGTTTGAGAGAGTGGGTAGTGCTTGCGGTGTGATTTCACCTAAATCAGCGGTTGCCGTTGATCAGGGTGCGTTTTGGATGGGGACAGGTAGCTTTTTCCAATTTAATGGCAACACGGTCCAAGAGATTCAGTGTGATGTCTCTGATAAGGTGTTTACGGATATTAACGAGGCGCAACGATCAAAGGTATGCGCGATACACAACTCGCAGTTTGGCGAGGTTTGGTGGTTCTATCCGTCAGGCGATTCAAATGAAAACAACAAGTATGTTGTCTATGATTACAAGGAAGGGCATTGGAATATAGGCTCCCTTGCAAGGACAACAGGGGTTGATTTAGGGGCGTTTAGATCACCCCTATGGTTTGATGCCTCTGGTAATCTTTATAACCATGAGTTTGGCTTTACGCACGATTCTGCGCCATTTGTAGAGTCTGGTCCTATCTCGATGGGTAGTGGTGAGAATATCATGAAGGTCAACGAGATTATTCCTGATGAGAAGACCCAGGGAGATGTCAGTTTAACCTTTAAAACGCGATTCTATCCTAATGGGGATGAGACAAGCCACGGACCGTTTACATTAGGCAATCCAACAGGTGCAAGATTCCAAGGCCGTCAAGTTAGGATGGTGATTAATGGTTCTGAGCTAAATAACTGGAGGGCGGGCAATATGCGCCTAAATGTTATTGAGGGTGGTAGGC